ACCAACTTGTTGTACCTGAGAACTTAGCCCAGGTATTTGCGTCTACACAAATATATAAGTTTCCACCGATATCATATGCAGCCTCTCCAGCAGTTCCTGGATCAGTATTTGCTGTTGGCGCTGTTGACCATATTATGCCAGCAGCACCGGTGGCTCCGACGTTACCTTCAGGCCCAGTTGCTCCCGCACTTCCAGTGGCTCCTGCTGCCCCTGTAGCACCTGCAGCACCTGCTGCACCAGTTGCTCCCGCACTTCCAGTGGCTCCTGCTGCCCCTGTCGCCCCTGCTGGACCAGTAGCACCTGTAACATTAGCAAGAATTGATACACCGTTAGCGTAATTATAAACGTTTGCAAAAACACGATTTGCTGTAACATTACCATTAGCATAATTTAAATTAGTAATAATATTGCCATTGGCATCAACAACATCGATAGGTGGAATGCCTACTGTGATACCGCCTAGTGAATTAAATGGTTCAGCTGCCATATGAATTATCCTTTATAAGAATATTTATCACAAAAAAGAAAGGGCGCACTAGGCGCCCAATCTTTTGAACAACACTTCCAACTATTATTGGAATGTTAGGTTCTGTACAGCGATCTCGCCTACATAGTCAGCTGCGTTACCGAAGCTGCTTGCAGTGTTAGTCAACTCTACATAACCATAACGTGTCATAAATGACACGACTGGTTCGAAAGTTGATGGATCAAGTACAACACCGCTTGACATCAATGGGATGTATGGGCAGTAGAATGCTGCTGCGTCAGTCTCACTTGAGCCCTTATAACCAACCAATACTGGTTGAGAATCGTTAGCATATGAGTTGACGAATACACGCATTGCACCGTTCAATGTACCAACAAACTTAGTGTTAGTTGGTGCTTCGAAAGTGCCTTCAGTTGTACGTGCGAATGCTGAAGTTGTTGCTGACTGTAGAACAGTCAAAGCTGCTGAAGATACAACTGCAAAGTTACCTGCACCGCGACGAGTGCGCTGTGCAATCAAGTTTGCAACGCGGTTGATTAGAACTGCTAGTGCAGCGTGTTCGTCACCAACATAAGTTGCTGTGCCTGATACTGTTGCTTGGTTGTATGTAAATTCTGTTGCTGCTAGAGTGCTTAGTGACAACAAAATTTCTTGGTCGATTTCAGCAGTGATTTCCTGTGCTAGAGCAGCCATAATTTCTGCTTCTACGTCGATACCATGCTGTGACTGTGCATCTTGAGCGGCTTCGAATGTCCAGCGAGCTTGTAGCTTGCGTGACTTTGCTTCAACAGCCTGTCTTAAGATTTGTACAGAAATTAACTTACCGCCGTTACCTTCTAATGCTGCTGTATCATTGCCTGTGTAGCTTGATGATGAAGCAGTATTTTGTGGTGTACGTGAATATGCCTGAGCAATTTTGAATGGGCTCAATGCTTCTTCACCAGCAGTTACGCTTGTTGCGGCTGCTGAAGTGTCAGTTAATGACTGTGCGTAACGAACACGTAATGTATGAATCTGACCCACTGGACCAGTCATTGGCTGAACGCCTACTAATTCGTTAGCGATAACAGTTGGCATAACACGACGAATTACTGGAAGAATAACGCGATTTAGTGTTGCGATATTACCAGCAGTTGTAGTGCCTGCAGAAGATTCTGCTAGCAACTGCTTGCGAGTGTTTTCTAGAATAACACCCATTGTTGAACGACGAGTTCCCTTTAGACCTTCTAACAGGGCATCTTTAGTCTCGTCCCAACGGCTTTCTAAGAGTACTTTAGACATTATATTATCTCCTAATTGTCTTTATATTAAAGCCCTGCCAGACGCTTGAAATCAATCAAGTTACTTTCGGCAACTGGATCTTCTTCAACTTTCTTATTGGCAGTTTGTTTATCACCTGTAACTTCTTTTACAACACTTTCAGTTATAGTAGTTTTAGCGCCTACTTTTTCACTTCCAGTGTTAAGTACTGATGGTAAATATTTGTCGAAAGCGACCTTCAATTTTGGTGTTTGGACGCCTTCAAGTAAAGTTTTCATTACTGAAGCCTTCTCATCGTTTAATGGCGATAGCAATTCTGCCATAGCCTTTTCGCGCTGAGTTGATTCTTTAATAATGCGAACTTCACGATCCTTTGATTCTACTAGCTTTTGGGCTTCATCAACCTTTGCTGTAGCTTGTGCTAGTTCTTGTTCCTTAGCAGCAAGTTCTGCCTTTATCTTGCGAGTTTCAGCCTTATCATTTAGATAAGTTACACTGTATTCGCTAGCATAGGCTTCGAACAACTTGCGACCAAAGTTATTTTCTCTAGCAACTTTGATATCTTCTTTAAGCTGTGATAGTTCAGTCTTAAGATGTTTAGCAACAGCAGTGCCAACTTTTGATGCACTTTCAGCAATAAATTTTGCTTTGAGTGCTTCTAATTGTTCGCGACCTTCTGCTACTAACTTAACACGTGCTTCAACAACTGCTTGTTTGTCTGTGCTAAATTCCTTGATTTCACGCGCTAAGGCATGAACAATGAACTTTTCAAGTTTTTGTTGATTTTCCGTTTGAACTTTACGATCATTACGTAGTTCACGAATTTCTTCAGCAAGTTTAGTGACCATAAAGTCATTAAACTTTTCTGCGTGTTCTTGCATCTTTAGTTGACCCTTGACTCGATCTTCACTTATAATCTTCTTTTCTTCGTGGAACTCACGAATTTCTTCTGATAGACTTTCAGTTACCATCTTGTCTAGAGCCTCAACCATCACGCTTCTGTCATGCTCATACTTTTGTGCATACTCCTCACGTAGTTCTGCACGTACTTGTTCTTTGGCTTCAACTAACTTTGCTTCCCAAGCCTCATTTAAAGTCTTGGAAACGTCTTCATTAATGAGACCACTGTCAAGTAATGGTTTGATAGCATCTAACATGCTGCGTTCCCCTATTATGTAATTTTCAACTCTTTGATGAGGCGTTTAACTTCCTCAGCCAAATAGTTTTGTACCTTCTTGTCGCCCCTTGTTTCCCTAGCGATTTCTAAAACTTTATGACCATACTTCATATTATGAAGGCTTTCATAAATTGCTTTAGGATATGCGTTAGGTGCGCTTGGCTGTGCGACAATATCAACAGTGATTATTTCAAAATCACTTACCTTACCGTTCAAGTCACTTACATTACCTGATCCGCGACTTGAAACGCCTAGTTTAACACCACTCTCCAACATAGTCTTTACAAGTTGACCCATTGGAGTTGGTAAAATCTTTAGTTTGCCGTAGCCGTTTGGCCCATCCATCCACATGCTTGTAATCATGTGACTTACACGATCTAAATTAATTTTTAGATCATCTGGGTGATCGACTTCGCCTAATACTGAGTAACCTTCTGTAATCTGCTTGTTTAACGTTTCAACGGCAGTCTCAATTTCAGCAACGGGATAAACACGCTCATTTGCGTTCTTTACCCCGCCCTGAATAAAGATGCCCTTCATATAGAGGGTCTTTAGGTCGCTGCCCTGTTCACTAACAGATTCAACGACCATGTTTGCTCTATCAAACGTTAAGTGTTCCTTGAGATACAAAGCCATGTTTACAAGTTACCCTTAATTAGCCTTTGGCCACTGGGCTCTTGCCACCAGCTGAGCCATCTTTCGTGACTGGCTTAGGTGCTGACTCACCCTTTTCTTTGAAATTGTCCTGGCCTGGGACATTCTTAAACTTACCTGCGCCTGGAAGACTGCCTTCTTTCTTGCTGTATTCATTTGATGGAGCCTTTGGACCAGTTGGGACCACTTCTGCATCGCCTGAGAACTTGACTGGTTTCACACCTGCTGCTTCAACCTTAGGTTTAGTTAATGCTGGGCTCTTAGTGTTTGCACCATTGTCCCCGTGAGTTACACTTACTTTCTTGAGTGTTACTGCTTCTTCTAGATGTTCCTCTGATTCTTCCATTGCTTCATCTTCTTCATCTTCATCTTCCATCATTTCTTCAGACATATCTGCTTCTTCTTCCATTTCTTCGCCTGCACCACTAAGTTCTTTTTCGAACTTAGCAATTAGTTCGTCAATTTCGTTTTCAGCGTCAACGATACGATCTTCTAGGTCATCTACTTTATCTTCGATGTCCATATCTTCATCGCCGTCTTTTTCCATGTCTTTTGTTAGTTCGTCGCCGGCTTCTTCTGCATCGTGATCTAGTTCTTCTACATCTGAATCATCTTCTGCCATAGTTTCATCGGCTTCGATTTCATCCATCATGGATCCAACCATGTCACCTTCTGACATGTCTTTTTCTTCTTCTGCCATGATATTTTCATAAATTTCGCGTGACTTTTCTACTACGATTTCGTGGAATAACTCGCGAGCTTTTTCTTCATTCTCATTGATAATTAGGTCAATGAGTTCTTCATACTTTTTGTTTTCCATTTGAAATTCTCCTTGTAAGAAATGGCTTTGTAGATTTATTTATTGAGTATCAATAAAAAGTGTTCAATAAGTGCGATTTTTTTGCGTTTTTAAGGATTTTAGAGAAAATTATGGAGTTGGGGCCTGAGGCGATGCTCCATACTGTTTACGTATTTGCTCTAAACTTAGTTTTTTTTCATAGTTACGTACATCCAACATTTTACGTAAATGTCGTAATTGTTTAAGAGTAAGTTTGGATTTACGTGTAGTTTCCCACTTTGGTTTACTGTTATCATTCTTTACGTCCTGATACCCAGTAAGAGGGGGATCAAACATTTCAAATAGTTTCATAAAATTATTTATCTTAAGTTACAGGACTAGCGGGAGTTGCTGGCGCTTCTGGGGCTGCTGGGGCGCCCCCTGCTGGTGCTGTCGAGACTGGCCCAGCAATATTTTCTGGGCCCAATGCTGCATTGGCTTCTGGAGCTGCTTGTAATTCATCTGCTGAGTCCTGATCACTGGAAATGTCACTAATAGATAATCCAACGCTACGCAAATCTTTACCAACAGGTTTATCTAATTTTTCATCAGTATTTTCTTGACGCCATAATTTATCATTCTTGGCCATTTCTTCCTCAGTTAAGCCTAAAAATCTTTCTAGTGCAAAACGTTTGCTAACATAGGGAAATTGTTGTATCGTATTGAAATTATTAGCGCGAACTGTATCCAGTTCGCCCTGACGATAACTAGCAAAATTTTGTGGAGGATTAAATTGTAATTTAAATAATCCTGCGTCAATACTAAATCCTCTCCAACGTAAGAATAATTTAAATTCTTCGTCGAATCTAGTTGCCATATAACTTTGCAAACGTTCACAATATTGATTAAAACGAAATTCTTGAATTAGTGCAGTACCAACTTTACCATCAGTCATAATACGCTCACTGTCATCTGGACCAGTTGGCAAGTATGAACTTGGTACACGCAGACCACGTGCTAATCTATTATTGAAATAACGTAGATCGTCAATCTCACCTAAATTTTGTCCGCCCTGCATAACTTCTACACTTGATCCGCGACCATCTGCGGTGACTGGAAAGAAGTAATCCTCATTCATTGAAAGTGGGTTATATGTAGCATCTACAATTGATTGTCCGCCATACACGCTGGGAATTCTACGCTGGTGTATTTCGTTTTTAATGCGCTCTACAAATGCCATAGCCATATGACTTGGCATGTTACCTACGTCAATCTTAAATAATCTGCGTTCTGGAGCACGTTGGACACGATAGATTAATACTGCATCTTCAAGTAATTCTTTTTGTTTGTAAACTTTAAATATATTTTCTAATATACTTTGACCGAATGGCCAAAATCTATCAAGTCCTTCAGTAAGACTAAAATGCACTACATGTTTTGAATCAATAGCACTTTCGCTTTGACCCAATGTAAAACGACTGCCTGTGGTATTATATGGCATTGCAGGTACAGTGTAAGGTGTATTAGTTCCGCCACCTGTTCCGCCTAATCCTGTTGCAGGATTAGCAGCAAAATCTGTATTTGTTTTTTGTGCTACGCTTAAATTTTGTAGATTAATATTTAAATCTTTTAATACATATTGCTCGGGCAGTTTGCCTTCGCTTTCATTCACAATAACTTTGATAACTTTTACCATATCCACCCAAAACAATTTAAATGTTTCTGGGTCTCGCACAAAAACTTGATCGCCATACTTAATTGTATTACGAAATATTTTAAATATTCTATGGTTAAGTTCGTTTAAATTAGTCCATTGCTGTAGTTGAGTTTTTAATATTTCAACTTCGTGTGGCGTAGGATCATCTAAGAATTTAAATGCAAATGGTGTTCCATTTTGTTCATTTGTTTGTGTGCTGAATTCTGATATAATGTCTAAACAAGCATTTATTTCAGCGTCAACATCCATCATTTCATATTGATTGTAACGTTCAATACGATTAGGATGTCCAGTGTAGACTTCAGGAAGTCTACTCATGTAGTTACGGAAACTCCAATCTAAATTGCTATTTTGCGTAGTATTATTAACGCTATTGTTCCAGGCACCAGTGTTACTATTAAGACCGCTAATGGGACTACTAATACCCGATTTATTTAAAAAACGTTTGGTTAATGGCATTGATATATCTCAAAGACTATTTATATTATGACCTTGATGCACGTAGTATTTTTTCTTGTGTACTTTGTTGATTTTGTAGTATATCGATTACCCTTTCCAATCTTAAAATATACTCTCCGGTAGATTTAACTGTTTGATCGGAAACATGTCTCATCGCTGTTTCTACTTTTTCTGCTATTTGTTGGTTAATACTTTCAGCATTTGTTAAATTACTTTCCTTTGTTTCTTCCATTTTACTTATTTTATCTAAAATAGTATTTGAAATAGATATTTGTTTAATTGAATCATTTTTGGTAATTCCTAATGATCCTTCATAAGATGGATTACCCATGGACATTTGACCTAATTGAGCAAGTACACTATTTTTTGCTAATGGCACAACAGCTTCAAGACCGTGCATTTCTACATCATATCCAGACTTAGGTCCTTGTACAATACCGCCTTCTGCCAACTGTGCGTGTATATGTCCACCTGTTGATTTTTCAGTTCTATTATTGTATTCATCTATTGCGTGGCTAAAGCCCATTGACTTTAGTTGTGCAACAATGTCTCTACCTTCTTTTACACTTGGCGTGCTAGTTAGTGTAAAATCTACTGCTCTGCCTTTTGTATGTTGACTATTAGGACTGTTCTGTTGATGATATTGATCATTGAATGATGAAAAATATTTAAAGTCAGGAATAGTATTTTGTATTTGTTGTGATAAATCTATTAACCTACTATCTACTCTTGCCCCGGGAGCCTGAACATCTCCTTGTTTTAGTTTAAGTCCTTCTGCTATAAGATCGCCGCGATCTACTCCACTTGATGTGCTTGCTCCTGCTCCACCACTTAGTGGAGTTTTGCCGCTTACTAGGTCTGCTAGTATCTGAAGTCTTTCGTCAGTTACCTTACTAAATGCTGCGGCATGTTCTCTAGTGATTTGAAGTTTTCTTCTTTGTTCTTCTAAATCATCTCTACTTTTAACATATTCTTTTTCTAATGCATTTAAAGCTTGAGTGCGGGCACTTACGGATTTTTTTGTTGATGAAATTTTATTTTCTAATTCTGCTAATGATTCCTTAGCAGCCTTATCTTCAATATACTTTTCTTTAGCCATTATTGGGCCAAATTCACTAAACCCAACTACTACATCGCGCTCCCTTGTAAATCTATCGCGCATTTCTTTGGCTTCTTTTTCAAGTCTTTTTAATTCTGCTTCGTCATTTTTATTCCATGCATCCCATAATTTTTGACGTTTTGAGACATAGTCTTTTGCCATTTCAACTTGGCGTTCATCAAATCCTGCTTCTATTTGTTCTACTGTTTTTGATGGCCCAGTAGTTTCTTCTCCAGGTCGCGCTTCGGCACCCGGTACGGCACCAGACTGTGTGGTAACTGTGGTATTTTGTCTAGTTGCTTCTGTATTTGCTTCAATTGCTAATTTTAAGAAATCTTCATTGCGTGTTCTTTGGTCTGTTAATGTTTGTGATGCAATCGTTGCTGCTTCTGTTGCTTCTTTTGCTTTTTCTGTGATTTCATTGCTATCACTAAAGAATGATTTAATACCATCATAGTTTTCAATAACGCCCATTAACCCGCCGGCTACTGCTCCTAATCCTGTACCTATAGGACCAAAGACAGAACCCATCAGAGCAAATTGTGCCGCCGAACCTATTATTCCACCTGCCGCACTTAATCCTTGCGCGCCCTTTGCATCAACAACGTTTAGGCTTTGTAACATTCCTGCGCCTTGTTGTAGGGCATAACCACCTACCATAGCAGCAGCGCCGTGACCTCCTACCGTAGCCATATGGCCCATACGATCTCTAACACCTGCGCTGCTAGTAGGAATAATTCCAGTAGTATTTTCGTCGCCTAATACTAATCTTCCGAATCTACCTCGTTGTGGTCCACCTGCTTGAGGTCCAGTAGGAGCAACTATGCCTCCTGTGCCCGGTAATGGCATACCTGTGCCAACGCCGCCTGCCCCTAAAATTCTACCACGAGCCTGTGCCTCTGACATGCCTTGGGCTCGCATTTTTCTATATTGTTTTTGCTGAGCCTTAGTCATGCCTGTAGAACCTATAGGCATCATAGCGCCGCCACCTACACAGTTACATATTTCTTGTAGGTTAATAACTCTTACCAACATAGCATTTGCTGGTGTTTGACCTAACTGACCTTGACCTGGACCAGTTAAACGACCAAATCTATCTTTGGTATTACTAAATGGGTTTCTACGTGCTTGCGCACTAGTCATAATACCCATAGCATATGTTGCAGCAAAGGCTGCTGCTGCTAGAACCTTAAAGGAGTCAATAGCATCTTCCATACCAACGGCTAATGGGTTAAAGCGGTCTATTACACGATCTAGGCCTTGCTGGAACTTTCTTTCCATTGCTTCCATGTTAGCAACGCCTTCCATTAAGGCGTCCCTAGTAGCCTGCTGTGCATCTACACCTTTTTTACCTGCCTCTAATGCTGCTTGCGCATTTTTTCTTTGACCAGTGACACCTTGCTCTGATGCCATAGTCATTCGTTCAGTGCTTACTCCTATAGTTTTTGCTAATTCAATACCGGCTGGACCTAATTCAGCAATGCCGGTACCAAAACGTTGCATAGTCTTGTCAATTGAAGCAGTGTTTTCATTCATTATATTTGCAGTTACAACAGTGCCTTCTACGCCTGCTTCTAAATCTCTACCTGCTTTTAATACATCTAGACCGCTTACTTGCAATCGCGCAGTGTATTCAGTCATTACCTTACCGCCGCTGGCAAATGATTGTAGATAGGCTATCTGCGCTTCTTTATCAAATCTTGAAATGCCTTTTATAGCAGTTTGTATATTTTCAACTTGTTGACGTATTCTTTTTTCAGTATCAAAGTCTCCGGCTCTATTTGCGTCTGATGCTTGTTTTTCAAGCATCATAATTTTCATTTTAATATTTTCATTTGCTGCTGCTAAGTCAAGTGCTGCTTGCTGTTGTTTAATATCGGCTCCAGTTAAATCAGCCAATATAACTAAATTCTTCATGTAGGCTTCAGATGATTTTCTTAGATCAGCAACAGGGCGATTTAAGTTTATACCTAATGCGTTGGCTTGTTGTAAATATTTGCCGGTGTATTCAAAAACTTCTTCAAATGTAAATCCTAATTTTCTAAATCCAGTCATGTTTTTGGTGACGATATCACCAAATTTCTGCATACCAGTACCTACACTATCACCGACATTTATAAATGCAGCGCCCGCAGTCTTAGCAGCCTTACCAACAGCCTGCATTTGGAATGTACTACCACCTGCGGCTTCTGTCACACCTCTTAATGCTTGTGCTGTAAAATGTGCTTGTGCACCTATATCAGCAATCTCATCAAATCCTCTACTAATTCTATCAGTCTGAGCAAAGACTTGTTCGATCATAATTGCTGAGGCTTTAGCAGCAGCACCTATACTTTTTCCAAAGACACCCATATCAGAGGTTAGTTGTCCTACAGTATCAGCCAAGCCTTGGAATAAATTGCCGTATTTGCTGAAACCTTTTTCTGCTGAACTAATGGCGCTAACAAAACTCATGGTTGCCTTGCCGGCACCCTCGAATGCAACATTCATAGCCTTGCCAAACTTTGAAGTATCGGCTGTTAGTTTAGATTGGATCTTCGACTGTTCAATAATATAAGCTCTAACGCTTTCTGGGTCGTTTACGTCATATTTTTCTGCCATTTATATGCTCACTAAATACATTACTATTTAGTGCCAAAATTACACTATTATTGAGGTTAATCCATTTATGAATACTAATCCTTTAAAACAGTATTTTCGTCGCCCTAGCGTTTATTTAAAACTTCCTAGCGGGGGTCAAGGATATCCAGAAGGTTCTATCACACTTAGTGATTCAGGTGAACTTCCTGTCTATCCAATGACCGCTATAGATGAAATTACTAGTAAAACTCCAGACGCACTGTTTAATGGTACTGCTGTTGTTGAAATTATTAAAAGTTGTGTACCAGATATTAAAGATCCATGGGTAATAAAGAATATTGATATTGATAGTATCTTAATTTCTATACGTGCTGCTTCAGGAGCAGGAAGTATAGATGTGAACACTAAATGCCCAAAGTGTTCAAATGAAGCCATGTATGGTGTTAATTTAGTGAGCGCACTTAATACTATGAAAAGTGGCGATTATAATAAAGAACTATCAATAAATGATTTAAAAATTAAGTTTAAACCGTTAGATTATCGTGAATTAAATCGATCTAGTTTAGAACAAATGGAGATACAAAAACTTTTTACATCAATTGAAGGCACTGAAGATATAGCACAAAAGAATAAGTTAACAGAACAAGCATTACGTGGCCTTACTGATTTAACTATGGAACTAGTTTCTAAAGCAATAGATTATATAAAAACTCCAGAAACCATAGTGTCTCAGCCTGAATATATTTTAGAATTTTTAAAGAATGTAGATATGAAAGATTATGTAACTATACGTGATTATAATGCTAGCCTTCGCTCACAGGCATCTTTAAAACCACTCGATATAAAGTGTACGGAGTGTGGGAACGAGTTTGAACAACCGTTTACACTAAACATGTCTGATTTTTTCGGCTAAGGCTTCTTTATCTCGCTCCTGACGAAATTAAGAAGCTCATAGATCAATACGAAAAAGACGTTAATACAATTAAAAAAAATGCTCTATCAATAGCATGGTATATGCGTGGTGGTATTTCCTATACAGATGTTTTAAACTTAAGTCAAGAGGAATATGACATGTGTAATAAATTAATTGAGCAAAATCTTGAAACAACCAAAAAGAGTAATTTACCATTCTTTTAAAGTTGTCCTACGGACAACTACTTCGTTCGCTATCGCTCACTCAGTTTCTTTTAAATTATTCTTGGATTTATATATTTTGCCGCTTTGAAGCCATGGTAGTGCTATTACAGCACTACCAAAGATTGAACTTGCCTGCCCATCATCCATGTCGTTTGTTCCCATAATACTATCCTGTTTTGATGTATTATGCTACCGGTTATACTGTAAAGTTTATGGACTGTAGTTGTAGACTCATCATCTACTATAACGCATGTTACATATCCGCAAAACGAAATAAGATATGTACTCATTGAGGGTTCGCAAACCTTTCGATTGCCCTCTCGGTATACGATACTATAAAAGTATCTTTACTCCAGATCCGCAGGCTACTGGCTTCCCAGGCTTGCTCAAGGAGGATAGTTAAACTATCAATTAAGTTTTGTGCTAACTAAAGTATTGGTATTTGTATCAAGTGTTATAGTATTCGACTTGGTGTCTATAGAGATATTAGAGTATTTTTTAACGAAATCTTTATTCAATTTAAAAAAGTGATCAAAATCAATTATTAACCAATCACCCAATTTATTACTAGTATAATACATAAATTGATCAGTGACCCAAGTGTATTTGCTTTGTACGCATACAAAACGTCCCTTGCGGTTAAATTTCATAAACAGTATATTAAAATCATCAGATTCAGCTACAGCCATCATTTGTTCTAACCAACCATCTAATACTTTACAGTCGCCCATTAGTACTAAATGAAATGGAAAATCAGCGTAACTCTTACATTCTGCATTAAATTTTGGGAAACTCTGTCCTGGAACAATGTCACCCTTAAAACTACGTATTTGGCCTTCGTGTAATATCTGTGTACGAACTTGATTTTTGCCGCCCACATATGCGCCGCTGCCCGGAGCACGTATAAAACTTTCGCGGTATAGGTTGCTTAAAAAAGCAGCAATTTCACGTTCAAAACTTGAACCCTTTTGTTTTTGTGGGCTAGGCATATTGTTAGTTATTCGTAAAATTTGTTATGAAATATTTTCTTACTTATTAATACACTTTGGTTGTGTTTGGTAATTTCCTTTACACCGTTAAGAAAATAAGTTAATTGATCTTGATTTAAATTACACAATCTTTCAATTTCTAACAGTATACAATATAGTCTCTCATTGTCATCTAAAACTGTATCATAGAACTCATTAATGTAAGGGCTAAATGTTTTGTATCCTATCTCTTTAAGTTTTTCTAGAAAATTAGGAACGCTTACTACGATAAAAGGATGTCCACACAATATAGGCTTGAAAATTTTCTCGCTTAATAATCTACCAGATTGATTATTTAAATGTGGTGCAGTACCAGTATAAAAGTTAGTTTCAGTGATTACACTAAAATATGAATCTTTATAATACTTTATTAATTTTGGTTCTAAAGCTACACGATTTGTTTTTAAATCTGTAGTATCTACATATAGTGAAGGACTGTTAATTAAAGACTCTTTATTTTTATCTAAAGAATTTTTTATAATTGCATAATGTTTACTTAATTCTATAATTTCATCCCATATGTTTGACCAATTTTTATTATCATCAGCCTCACCTAAACTTACAAAGCCCTTATCAATTAAATTAAAATCTTTTAGCAGAGCAACTAATGTTACTCTATGTGGGCGCCATCTGCGATTTAGACATAAGAATTTCTTATCATATTCTTTAGTCTGCAATATATTTACATTTTGGTTACGTATAAGTTTACTACATTTTTGTATGTCGTACTCTCCCTGACGTAACCATTCTGCTTTAATTAATTCTTTATTATAAATTTTACTTACACTGAGAATTTTATCAAATATGTCACTAGATTCACTGCATAGTATTATTTGTGATTCAGGTATATGCTGCTCAATTACTATATTGGTATAGATACTGTCTACAACATCATGGAATGATTCATAGGAGTTGTTTAGTACCAAAAATATATCTTTGTTTATTATTTTATTTAAAATTTCAAAATTAATAAATGAATTTAATTTAAATTTGTTAAGACTTTTTGCTGAATTAAATTCCAGATAATATACAGGCAATTCAGAAAAATTACGAAAGCGTAACGAAATACCTCCAAAACCCTGAACCATTTTACTAGTATGAACTTGTATTAGTTCGTCTTTGATATCATCACTATACAAATAGTAAATTTTGTCAGGATTTAGTATTGGCATTACATTGCATATTCGGCAGAAGCATTGTATGTTGTAAAGCCATTTTCTTTTACAACCTTAAGTACACTAGGAACACGCCCCGCTAATTCCTCACGATGCGAAACTAGCCATACTGATTTGTTTCTATTGCGTGACATGTCTTTGAGAATAGCCATGCTATTTTCTACGCCCATACTATCCATACCACTATCAATTAATTCGTCAATAAATAATGTGTTAATTGGACTATATAAACTTTCCCATACATCACGGAAAGCAAATGATAGACCCAGTATTAATCTATTGCGTTCACCACGACTTAGATTATCGAAATCAAGTTCGCGTCCATACTCAGTTATCTCAACAGATAGATCGTTTAAAAATATTACTTGATGAGGTAATCCGATTCTATCAAGGTAGTGTGTGAGCCTTGCATTGAGATAACTGAGATTTTGATCAATAATTTTCTTACGTACAAAACTGTCTTTGCTGGTTAATAAATCTAATAAGAACTTTTGATGGTCAAGAACTCTATTGTATGTGTTGATGTTACTAAAGTCAACGATTTGTAATGCTTGATTCTCCATCTCACTTATTTGATCAGTATATGGATTTTCATCACTTTCTTTTTCATCTATAGATTTAACAAGACTGTCAACCATACTACGATGTTGG